TCATACTGCTTTTTTACCAACAATGATCCACTCTTTACCGCGGTCATCATTGTATCTGTCAGTCATTTTCATTGTTTTGTGGCCCAATAGTTTCTGGGTGTCTATCCCTTGCTCACGATACAAGCGCTCGGAAAGAGATCTCTGTTCATGGAAAGTCGGAGCTGTTCCCTCTTCCCAGGTTAGACCGCTTTTATCCCGTGCTTTCTTGAACGTTGAAGTAAGTGTCTTGGCTGACACTTGGTCACCACGACTAGCCTGTGAGGTGCTATGGCGAAAATGAACAAGGTATTTACTCACCACAGCATCTCTACATTTTGAAATAACATCACTCAGAGTAATATTTAACGCTTCATTTCTGAGAGAAAGGGGAATGGCTAATCGGGTTCCTGTTTTCTCCTGCTCAATATGCAGCATATCATCCCATACATCCGAAAACTTCATATTGCAAATATCTCCGAGGCGTTGCCCTGTTACAATGGCAAGCAACATTCCACATTGTAAATAAGGTTGTTGTTGTTCGGCGGATGTATAAATAGCCTTCCATTCCTCCAGAGATAGCCTTTGTCTGCTTATCTTGTTTCGTGGCTGTTTCGTTGCTTGGGCTGGGTTGTATCCTGGCGGAACGTGACCAGCATGTTGAGCCTCCTTAAAAACATCTATTAGTACCATGCGTACAACTTGAGCCATCCTGTTATGACCCTCTGCCTTAACAGCATCTGTTATTTCGGAAATATCAAGTGCTGTTATATCTTTTAGATATTGCATTCCACAATGTTCCCGAAAAAGACGGATTGGTTTAGCTTTCTGTCGAAAAGAGTTAGGGCGCAGCTCGTTGTGTTTCAATCTTTCCTCCTGCACCAATTCATATTTGTCGAGCCATGAAGAAACTGTAATATCCGTGCGGTTTCCTTTCATGCGAGCTAGGCGCTCGTTAATACCAAGGATCTGCCTGGTGCGCTGCTCTGCAATAATAGTATTTGCTTCACTTGCCACCTGCTTTGCTTCAGCTTCGTCCGTGCCGAGGCTGTGAAAACGACCAGATATCGGGTGTTTGTATTGCCAGTAAACCTTTCCGGTACGTTTATCAAGTTTGCAATATAGGTTTGGAATAGTGATTTTATGGGTACGCGGTCTAGCTGCCATCGCTAATTATCCGTCTCAGTTTTGGGTTAACATTTATTGGAAGTTGCGGTTCAGCAACTACACCTATAAAACGAGCTTCTTTGTCAACCATCCAGCGCCGTCCGACTCTCATCGGTGGTGGCGCTATCATCTGACCTTTAGCGTATTTTTTTAATACTCGCTCGCTAGGGGCTTCACTGCCGAATTCATCTTTCGCCCATTCGAGTAAAGAGACCATACGTGACATTTCTTCTCCACATACCGGCTGCACCCGGTTATCGAACGTTATAAGCACATGACGAGCAACCACCACGAATCCCGTCATTACATCTTCTGCATAGCTGGTGGTCTCGATCATCCTTATCTGTTTCGTACATCTTCAGTTTGGCAATCACCGTTTTAGATTCTGGGAGAATCTGTTTGCGAAGGTTTGCAACTTCATCGGCTAATTCCATAAGACGGCAATGAAGGTCCTTTGCTTCATCCTTATACCAGGCTAAATCATCCCGCATACGCCCCCATCGCCGGCGCTTTAATTTACTTGGCATCAGTCATCATCCTCATCATCGTCGTCATCGCAGGATGCGAGCAATGGATTCATTCGCCGCCCTACCTGGCAGGCGTACCCGCGGCGACCGAGGTTGTGTAGCACGCTGTAGATTTCGAACATTTCGGTTCGCTCATCACCAATATCAAGCTCACAGGCCAGCGCGTGGCATTCAGTAGCGAGCGCCGATATCTTCTGAAGCAATTCAACTTTATTCACCTTTCACCTCCTGCGGGGCGGCTGCGAGCATGGCTGCGCGGCAGGCGTCCCAGATTGTTTGAGCATTGGCATCGCAGTCTACGAACCCGCCGCATTCCTGATAGATAACCTGATAAACACTGCGCGGTATTTTCACCGGCACTACCGGCACTACCGGCTCTGGAGGTGCGGCGTAGAGCGGCTCATATCCATGATCGAGAGGCGATGAACCGTCTTGATAAAAAATAGAGGATACGCAGCAGCCGGTAAAAGGTTGTCGCCATGCCACCGGATCACTGTCCATTGCGGCCAGCGCCATGCGGGCGAGATACGATGCCTCACCACACTGCACGTGATCGGTTTCAATAATTTCGAGTAACTGCTCTCTGGTTATGGTTGATTTGGTCATTGGTTGGCTCCTTCTGCTGCCCGGTTAACTATCACGCCGTCGTAAACTTCTTTGAGGTGTCCGCGAAGATCCATGCGACGGAGCGCGCTAAACATGTAATCGCATTCCGCCTGTTTGTTGGCCTGAAATGGCTTGCTGTCCCGGTTAACCCACTCCCAGTTTCCAGGCCAGCCGTGAACCTTCTTAACCCGACCTTTGACCACGTGAAGCAATCCCCAGCCAGGCTGCAAATCCTCAATATTTACGATACCCGGCTCACTAATCATGAAACGCCAGTCTCCCATGCCCTTCTCGGGTTCAACACGGAAAGGCTTCTTGCGGTCGGCCAACAAGTCAGAACGAGAGCATTTAGCCTCAATCAAACAACTGGCCCCATTGCGAAAGCCGATTGCATCAGCCTGCTCACCGTATGGCGTCCATGCTCGGAACCGGTCATGAAAGGCCACCTTGAAACCGTTGTTTTGCAGAAAACGGCAGGCTATCTGGCAAAGTTCATCGTGTGTCAGTGCCATCTACTCAGCCTCCCACTTGATGCCCTGCGCGGTTAGCGCCTCTTTGCACTTCTCGATAGCCTCATACGCTGATAGCGGATCATCAAACTGAGTTTGATTTGGCAGCTTCACGGTGACGGTGCGGGACTCCAGCTCGGCGATGCGCTGGCGCAGTGCTGTGTTATCGTCGAATAGCTCGCAAACATGGCGATTCTGTTTGCGGATCCGATTATCCATCTCGGTAATTGTGTCCTGCGCTTTCTCCAGCGCCTCTACCAGCAATAGCGCGAGTTTTCGCAGATGGTCTTTACTGCCATTTGCCGGATTTGAAAGCTCAGAACGTAGCTGCGCCAGTTCGGTGATATCAGTCATGGCTGGCCTCCTTACCGCGGCTAACAGACAAGTTTTTATTCACGATGGCATCCATCAGATGTGCTGCAGCCGCCTTTTGAGCAGATACATTCGCAATGACCGTCGGCCTGGCTTTCTCACAGCTGGCACAAATCCCGTCCCATGATGAAATGAGGAAAAAATCTTCGCGCTCGGCAATGCCGGTATTCATTACCAGGTCCTCAATCATCAGTGTGACCCCGCGAACTCCCCGGCCTTCGCTTAACCGCTGCACTGCGTAGCCGAAGGCGTTAATCATCACTGCATGGAACTGGATGTATTCACGTTTGTACTCTGCCTGGTTCGTACCTTGGCGAATATCATCTAAACCAGTCAGCATTAGCCACGCATTCCACAACCCTTCAAGATCATCCTTTGAGCAGGAACCTGAAAATTTTGCCGTGGCATCACTTAGGGCTTTGAAGCTCACCCACTTATCACTTTTCGCGGGAACGACGTTATGCTCAAAATCGGTGACTTCAGAAAAGACGTCGTGTGAACTGATAAAGCTGACCATCTCCTGCGCGTTCTTATCGCGCCCGTTATAGGCCATGTTGATAGCCGCAGATGGCTTCGAAACATTGTTGTTAATGTCGGAAAAGAACTGCTGCCGTGTTTTCAACGAGAGCTTATGTGTGAGCATTAGTGGTACGTGGATTGGTTCGCCAACTGTGCGGCAAAATTCGGCGATCCCAGCTGCACGGTGCTGGCCGTCGAAAAGCTTAATTTCTGCATCCATAGGGAAGCGCACAACACCAACGTTGGTATTGCCGAATTCCTGAAACTCAATCTCAGAGTTACAGTTACCGACCAGCGGTGGGATAATGAAGGGCTCTTTATTTTCGTGAGCATTAACCAGATATTCATAGAATTTCTTAGCACGCGCTGGGTTAATTTCACGCTGTGAACGTTCTAAAGTATCCCCGTAATTATCACTGGCGAGGACGCGTGCCAAGGTTCGTGCTGGCACTGTCATCATAAGGACAATCGCTCCGCCCTGAACGCCGCGAGACGCAGGGAACTCAAAGAAATAATCTCCAACTATGCTCATGCTACCCACCACTCAATAAACATGCAGATACCAACGGTTACTACGGCAATAAGCACCCAGCAGATCACATCGAACAAGGCGGCGAACCGACGTAGGGTGTATTTGCTGTAATTCTCAGGATCAATATTCATACCGCCTCCCCAAGCACCCAACGGAGTGCGCTCGCATACTCACCCTCGGCAGATTCCAGGGCTTTTGTGATTTCTTTGCGGGTTTTCAGGCGCGGCTTTGCATCACCGAGGATCTGACGCTGACGCCGAGCTTTTTCATGGCCGGTTGTGCCAGCAGTTGCCGCTTCGATTTCAGAGACCTTCTCCCGCTGCTCTTCGGGTTTAAGCGATGCCAGCTGACGCGCCTGGGTAACGGTAACCGTTCCGGACTCCACTGCATCGCGAACAGCCTGGGTGGCATCCAGCAGTGACAGAGTTGCGCGTACGGTCTGGACACTCACGCCAAACATCAGCGCTAAATCGTCCTCGTCGTGCCCGCGCTCCAGCGCATCAGCCATTTTCTTTGCTCGGCCCAGTGGCGTATCTGCCTGGCGGATTTCGTTAGCACTTACCATCGCCTGCGCCATGCGAACGGCGGAGCCACGTTTAGCGACTGCTGGAACCAGTAACGGTTCTTTGCCCTCTTTCGACAGACGCTTGTTGGCTTCCAGTGTATGGCGCACACGCTGGCGACCATCGACTACACAAGACAGCCCTGTCTCCGGGTCTTTCCAGACGATAATCGGCTCAAGAACGCCCTGGTCCATGATGTTCAGCACCATTGCCTCGCTGATAGGCAGGTGGATACGCTCATCGTAAAGCGGGTGCGTTTTGTCGGTAACCAGGTGCAGGTTTTCAGGTTCGAACGTCAAAACGTTCGTTTTGCCACTCGCGCCATATACCAGCTTTGAGTCTTTAGCCATCAGAGAGCCTCCACGTTACGGAAGCTGGTGGGGGAAATTGCTTTCAAATCGCGCATTGCTTCGAGGACATGCAGATTTATGCGCTTCTTGGTATATCGCTCAGTAATACGATCACACTCCTTCGCCCAAGATTTGACCTCTGCGAGAAGGGCGTCACGTTCGGTGCGCGTCTGGCGCAGAGCTACATTCGAAACATCGAGGACGGTAGCCAGTTCCCTGATGATTGCTGCCTGTGCTGGTGGCATAGTTTTGGCTATTTCGTACGCCTGTTTAATCAGTTGTTTTGCTGTCTTAGCCATCTTTTGTTCTCCATCTGACGCGCTGCAACGAGTAAATTTAGGGTGCAGCAACCCAACCCATGAGAATGGGGTAATTGCTGCTGTTCTAATCAGGCTGCTGGTTTTTGTTCTTCGGGCTCTTTGTAGGCGAGCAGATCACAAAGCTGGTTAATTACTTTACAGAACTGGAACATGTCCGTACCTGCCTGGTGACGCCAGCGGTAGGCTTTGTCGTCATCATCAGAATAATCATTATCCTTGGTATCGATCCGCCGGAAATGGAATTTATCTGTAAGCAGAAAAGAGGCGCCGCAGACTCTTAATTCCATGTTATCAACGATAAAACCTGTGTTCAGGCTCTCCAGAATTTCACTGGTAACGGAAGTGTGCTCTGCAGAGTAGCGAATAACTTCTTTCTGTTCTGCCAGGCGGGATAGCTGGACATAATCACCGACCTCAAACCCGGCAAAGGCTGATTCTTCGCCGTCCAGATGGTTTTTAAGGCGCGTTGTCAGGCCGTTTTTGATATCACTGATGTTGATCGTGACTGTTTTGACTGAGCCGATCACTTTAACCAGCATCGCCCCGACTAAATTGGCAATATTTTTATTGGCGGAATTTATGATCAGGAGATTTTCTTCAGTGTTATACAGGACCAGGATCAGAGACGACTTGATGAATGCCTGTTTGCATAGCTGAACCTTAGCATCCTGGATAATGTTGTTACGGTCAGCGCGCTTCAATTTCTGACCACACGCATTTTCGATGCGCTGGATACGCTCATTGGCTTCTTTCATTACGACGTGCTGGGGGATTATTTTCTCATCGCGGCGAACCACGATTGCATAACCGCCAGTAATTGGCGTAACCAGCTCGCCGGTAATCGGATTAGGGACGAAGGAAGCCCGCGCAAACTCCGTTTCTGTAAGTTCAGAGTAGGGCAATTCCTGCAGGTGCCCTTCAACCGCTTCAATGCTGGGCAAAGTAGCCCGATAGACAATGGCGTTACGTAACTTTGATAATTTCATTTCTGTGTCCTCTGCAAAGGATTAGTTAGTTATCTCCACACAACGGAAAGAGCACTGAAGCACTGGAAACTCACTTGACTAACACAGTGCTTTTTCCTGTTGTATGCCGGGCTTCCACCGGCTCCCATCTGTTTTTAAAGCCACTCAGATATCGTCTGGGCTGCGTCGTCTCTTCCGACTGTCATTCGGGTTGAACTCGCCCGAAACGAGATTGAAGGGTTATAGCCCCTTACGGCATTCACGCCCTATCACGTGTGTCGCGTATGCCACGCCAGCACCTAACGAGTTTTAACGACCTTTGCCGTTTGCATCATCTTGTCGCCGCTGTTATCGATGCGGAACCGCCACTGTCCAGGACATTTAAAGGGACCGTCTCCAAGTGGTAACTCTTCCAGTCCCGATAAACCTCCTCAGCAGAAGGGGGCTTATCGGGATTGAATGTTGTGACACCAGATCGCTAATCTGCTTACTTCCCGCCGCTCAGTTTTTGTATTGGCAACCAGTTGCTGTTGCTCAGTCGATTTTCGGGTCTTTGCGTCGACCGGCGCTGCAGTACGCTTGTACACGTCACAACTGGAAGCGCACTCCTTCAGTTACAAACCGATCCCTACCGGAAAGAAGGGGAATGCGCTTCCATGTTGTGTTCTGTTCATCCTTGTCCGTAAGTTGCGTCATGTGCCGACGAATAGAAGATAATCATAAATTGCGAGTAACGCAATAGAAAAGTGCGTAAAGCGCAAATTTGAGGCGAAAAAAAAGCCTCGAATGAGGCCTAATTTATGATGATGAATGCTATCCATGCCGTTTAAAGGACTGAGACTGGCTTATTAAAACCTTTCCGTAGATATAGAATCTGTGTTCATTCTCTTTAGTTATATTCCATTCTCTATAACGAGGGTTATCAGAGATGACTAGCAGTTGGTCTGGTATCATCTGCAGGCGTTTAACATAAACTTTTCCATCAAAACCAAAGACGTAAATCCCATCCCCATCGAACTCATTGATAGTTACGTCCACAAAGATTAGGTCGCCAGGCTCAATCGTTGAGGCCATGCTATCACCGCGAACGTTGATGACCTTTACTCCAGATGGAGTCCTGCCACCAAACATTGCCAATGCCTGATCATTGCTGAACTCGATAGCATGAATGACATCTATGACGTCACTACCGTGTATATGTCCTGCCCCGGCGCTTGCGCTCACATCAAGTACCTCGACTCTGTATACATCCACATCCTTTACGGGAGATGCATGTTTTTCACTGTTTATATGTACAGTAGTATCATTTTCGTCAGAGGTAAATAGGTCAGGTACACTTACGCTTAAAGCTTGAGCAAGTCGGTTAAGTGTCTGTTCTGAAAACTGCTTTTGTTTACCAGTTTCAAGCCTGGAAATATTGGCAGCATCAACGCCCACAGCTTCTGCAAGCTCTGCGATTTTAATGTTCTTCGCTAAGCGAAGTTGTCGTATGCGAGATCCTATTTTCATTCACTCATTACATGTTGTTTTTGCGTTTCGTGCAAAGCAACTTGCGCAATTCGCTAGCGTGGAATAACATGCGTAATACGCAAAAATAGGAGGCATTATGCAATCACCATTAAGAAAATTGCGAAAATCGCATGGAATGACCTTATTGCACGTTGCAACCGGGGTACAGGTAGATCCTGCAACGTTGAGCCGCATTGAAAGATGCGAGCAAGTCCCATCTGTCGAACTGGCGGAGAGATTAGCCAAGTTCTTTAGAGGAGAAATAAGCGAATTACATATTTTGTACCCAAGTCGCTATCAAACAGATGACGTACCAAGTGCAAATAATCGTACTGCTTAAACGGTTATTCGATAACTACAAAAGGAAAATCAATATGGTAGAGCCAAACCTCAAAGAAGCCGTCAAAGCGATGTGCAAAGCATATCCAGGTGGGCGCGAAGCAATGGCTGGCGCACTGGGAATGACGGTGACGCAGTTTAACAACAACCTTTACGAGAAAAACGGCTGTCGTTTCTTCGAAGTCAGCGAGCTGGAAGCGATGGAGGACATTTCCAATACGTCGTCACTGGCTGATTACTTCGCTCGCCGTCGTGGTGCTCTGCTGGTGGATGTTCCGCACCTTGAAGAACTGGACCGCGTGGACTTGTTTAGCCGGGCAATGCGTACCTCTGCCGCCAGGGGGCAGGTTGATCAGATTATCGAACAGGCGCTTGAAGATGGCGTTATTGAAAGGCATGAGGCCGAAGAAATCATGGTGCATCACCGCCGCCACCTGGCAGCTCGCGAAGAAGAGATTGCCGCAATCATCACGCTTTTTTCACGCAAAAAGAAGTGAGGCCAGCGAGTTGCAGCTCCTGGCGTCGTGGCGTGTCGTTATCAGTGGAGATTACTAACGCATGAACAGTTTATCAACACAATACCGCAGGTCGCAACTTGTAGCGCGGCCAGTTCCTGGTGGAGCAGGACCGGTGCAGTTCGTGTATGGGGTAAGAGTACCAGGCGGTTTCGAACCTGTCTGCTACCAGTTTGCTCAGTGGGTGGTAGGGGACTTTAACGGCCAGGCGGAGAAAGTATGCGAGAGCTCAACCGATGGTTCAGAGATCACTACGGTGCCCCGGTCAGGGTCATACGCTGGGAGCCCCAGACACAGCGCGTTATATACCTGCGTGAAGGGTACGAGCATGAATGCTTTAGCCCCCTCGAGCAATTCAGACGTAAATTCAGAGAAATAAAGGACGATCATGAGCACTAAATTAACAGGATACGTCTGGGACGCTTGTGCATCTTCGGGGATGAAGCTATCCAGCGTGGCAATCATGGCGCGCCTGGCTGACTTCAGCAACGATGAGGGTGTTTGCTGGCCTTCTATTGCGACCATATCCCGTCAGATTGGCGCTGGTGAAAGTACTGTCAGAACGGCGATAGCTGCACTTGAGAAAGAGGGGTGGCTCACTCGCACACAGCGCCGCAACGGCAACCGTAATGCATCGAACGTCTACCAGCTCAACGTTTCCAAACTACAGAAAGCGGCATTTTCTCACCTGTCAGTTTCTGACACATCAAAATCTGACACGTCAAAATCTGATGCGTCAAAATCTGATGCGTCAAAAATTGACCCCTCAAAATTTGAGGCGTCGGAATCCATCAAAAAAACCGGTTTTGACCCGTCAGAATCTGGTGGGGATCCGTCAGTAAAATCAACTACTGATCCATCAGATATAAATCCTTCTTGTCCGGACGCTTCGCAACCGGACGAACAGGGCTCTGCAGATGAATTTCTGTCACTGCATCCTGACGCGGTGGTGTACAGCGCTGCAAAGCGGCAGTGGGGCAGCCAGGACGATTTAACCTGCGCCGAGTTCATTTGGGGAAAAATTATCAGCATGTACGAACTGGCTGCTGAAAGTGATGGTGAGGTAGTTCGCCCCAAAGAACCAAACTGGACCGCATGGGCGAATGAGGTTCGCCTGATGGTGATGCAGGACGGGAGAACCCATAAACAAATTTGCTCACTTTTCAAGCGCGCCAACAAAGATTCGTTCTGGTGTAAAAACGTACTCAGCCCGTCGAAGCTTCGGGAAAAATGGGATGAGCTGTCGTTAAAACTATCTGCTCCACTCAATAGCTCCCACCAGGAGTCGTCCATTTCGCGAGCCAGTTTCGATGGGGTTGATTACTCATTGCCTGAAAACTCGGGGTTCCGCTCATGAGTAAGCCATTTCTGAAATGGGCTGGTGGAAAGTATACCCAGCTGGCTGACCTGTTCGTGCATATCCCGGCAGGGAAACGCCTGATAGAGCCATTCGTTGGTGGTGGGTCGGTATTCCTGAACAGCGAAAAGCACGCAGATTACCTGCTGGCGGACGTTAACCCGGACCTGATTAATCTGTATCAGATGTTAGCGGTGGTGCCGGATGAAGTGGAAGTGAAGGCCCGCTGGATGTTCGAGAACATGCGGTCACCTGATGGCTATGAACTGATCCGTTCCGAGTTCAACGCACAGACGCTGGATGCTACTGAACGCGCAGCTGCATTCCTGTATCTCAACCGGCATTGCTTCAATGGCCTGATGCGCTACAACCAGGCGAACAAGTTCAATGTGGGCTGGGGAGGCTACAAGGCTCCATATTACCCGATGGATGAGATGAAAGCCTTCGCGGCTATGGCGCATAACTGCGTATTCATGACCGCTGATTACCGCCGGACAATCAGCCTGGCCGGTAAAGGGGATGTGGTTTACTGCGATCCGCCTTACGAACCGATGCCGGGAACAACCGGATTCACCGCCTACGCCGCTGGTGGTTTTAGCTGGGATAACCAGGTGGACCTGGCGAAGCAATGTGTATCTGCCTTTCACCGTGGCGCTCGGGTAGTGATTTCTAACTCATCTGCACCGAAGGTTCTCGACCTGTACCGGGAGCATGGTTTTAACCTGCAATTCATCAACGCGCGCCGTTCGATCTCCTGCAAAAGCAGTACGCGGGAAGTCGCAAAAGACGTTGTAGCGATCCTTTAAGGGGGCTAAATGAAACTGACTTTACCATTTCCACCGAGCGTAAATAGTTACTGGCGCGCCCCGAGCAAGGGACCGCTGAAAGGCAGGCATCTGGTAAGCGAGACAGGGCGCAAGTTCCAGCAGGCAGCGAGAGCGGCGATTATTGAACAACTCCGTGCCGTTCCCCGGCCATCCTCTGATCTGGCCGAGGTTCACATAGTGTTGTATCCGCCGGATCAGCGCCGTCGGGATATCGATAACTACAACAAAGCGCTGTTCGATGCCCTGACTCTAACAGGCGTCTGGGAAGACGACAGTCAGGTTAAGCGCATGCTGGTGGAGTGGGGGAACATCGTGAAGAAAGGGAAAGTAGAAATCACCATCCGACGTTTTCGTGCAGCTGCCTGACGTGGAGATGATATGAGAGCACTACTAACCCCTGAGATTGCCCCACGCATGGGCGTTGTTCTTCTTCGCCCAGGTGCTGATCTCATGCCGATGTTCAGGAGAGGGCGGGTACTGATTGAGCCAGCACCGGAAAAATATAGTGATTACGCAACCGGCGCCATCCCTCCCGCTACGCAGCCACTGGCAGAAGACCCGGTTTTGAAACCAGTATTCGAAAACAAAGACGTCATTCTGCGCGCGGGTGGTATTAGCTCGCTGGAGGCCGAGCTGGAGCGTCGTTTTGAATGCCAGTATCCGCACGGCTCGTGGCACAGCGAAAATTTTACGCTGTTCCGGCATGAGCCTGGCAGCATCCGCCTTTGCTGGGCCTGCGATAACCTGGTGCGTGATCAGTACACAGAGACACTGGCAGGCATTGCGCGTGAGAACCTGGTATCCTGGCTGATAACGGTCATCCGCTCACAGCTGGGGTTCAACGAAGACCATCAACTGACGATCCCCGAGTTGTGCTGGTGGCTGGTAATAAACAATCTGGCGCACGTCATCCCTGAATCGCTGGCCCGGAAAGCCCTGCGATTGCCGGAAATAAAGCATCAACCAGTGATGAAGGAGAGCGATATTGTGCCGGAGCCAGCGGCGAGCGAAGTGGTGCAGAAAAAGATTCTCGGTCTTCGAGTAGATCCTGAAACGCCGGAATCATTCATGCTGCGACCAAAGCGCCGCCGCTGGGTAAACGAGAACTGGACGCGCTGGGTTAAGTCTCAGCAGTGTGTCTGCTGTAACAAACAAGCAGATGATCCCCATCACCTGATAGGCCACGGACAAGGTGGGATGGGAACGAAAGCGCACGACCTGTTTGTGTTGCCGCTTTGCAGAGCGCATCACGACGAGTTGCACGCTGACACCGTGGCATTTGAGGAGAAGCACGGCTCACAGCTGGAGCTGCTGTTTCGATTTCTGGATCGTTCGCTGGCAATTGGCGTGCTGGCATAGTGGAGAACGCATAATGATTAACCCGTCCGAGGTTGGAAAAGCTGGTGAAATGGTCAGGCTGAAAACGCTGGAGGCCATCTGGATTCAAGGGAAGCTGCGCATGTGGGGCCGCTGGTCCTACATCGGCGGCGGTAGTGGTGGAAATATGTTTAACCAGTTACTGGCTTCCGGGAAAGTCACTAAAACAGCCATCAACGAAGCATTACGCTGGATGAAGAAGTCTGGCATCTCGAAGCCAGAGCTTGAGGCGTTTTTTCGTGAAATACTCGCGGGGAAAAACAAAAGCGGCCTGGCTTTCTGCACAGACGATGAGGGACTGCTGATTGATAAGGTACTGGGGGCAGTCCTCATTACGGGTGGTCACAAAGAGCTTTACCACCTGCTGGTGGATCATTACCGGTTACGCAAGAGCAAACGGCGCATAGCGGAAGAGCTCTATGAAAAGCATCCCGACTGGTGCTTTATGACCTGCAGGCGAAGAGTTGATGCATGGATAAGTTTGGCAGAATCGATGCTATACGCACCAATGTGTGACGCATTCGGCACAAATGGCGACAGATTTTACTTGCAAAGTGAGCCAGAAACTGCTTGAATTGTGATAGGCTCGGGACGTTAAAGCGAACTGAGCAACTGAACAGAAAAAAGAAACCCGCCATTGTGCGGGTTTTTCACATCTAGAGCAGTCCTATAGCCCCACCGGCAATAGCAGTAAGCAATGGGTGTTCTGCTAACTTTCTTAGCAGCCCCTTTGCCTCTTCTTTCTGCTGTGGCGTACCCTGTGAGCTATTTATTAAGTTATTCAGAGTTTCGATACTATTGGTAATCTCCTGACGGTTATGATCTCCAATCTGGACATTTCCTCCGTGAATGTTGATTTGCTGTGAAGAGACAGCTGGTTGAACCTTTTTGGGACCAACTTTGAGTTGGAAGTGTGGACCAGATCCGCCAACGCCAGTGTCGTAAAAATTAGCCTTATAAATTTCCTTATGTTCTTCCTTGCCGTTTGGAAGGATTCGAATAACAGTATCTCCGTCATCAATGTCGGCCATTTTGTCGTTTACGATAACTGTATCCCCTGCAAACTTTGCCTTATATGGACCGCATCTGCTGCCATCACTTTTTAAAATGTAGGCATCATCTTTAGCTGTAAGCATCTCTACTCCTGTGTGAAGTCATTGCTAGAAAAAGCTGGCGCTTAACATATACCGTTAAAATGGAAAGGAAGTGTGAGATGCCGGTCAAAAAAGGCAATTCAATAAAACACAAGAGAGCCTGGCCTCTAGATGCTTCGGTGACCATAAATTTCAGGCTTCGGGAATCACTCCGTACTTACCCTTTGATATAAGAGCCCGCCAGCCTGACCCTTTCCAATACCCACAGCACCCCGTTAACCCGGAGGTGGAGACTATGAAAATGCCAACTAACCCGAGTAACTGGCCTGATCTGCTGGAGTTGCTGCAGAGCTGGTGGCGCGGAGACACGCCGCTGGGGGCCGTGCTGCTCTCAGTTTTTATGGCGGGTCTACGTATCGCCTATAGCGGTGGCGGCTGGAAAAAGATGGTTCTTGAAGGGCTTCTGTGTGGGGCTCTAACGCTGACATTCGCATCGGCGCTTGAATACTTCGACTTCCCCAAAACTCTCTCAATCACCATTGGCGGTGGGGTTGGGTTCGTAGGTGTAGACGCCATCAGGGCGTTTGCAATGAAATATCTAGGCAGCCGATTCGGTATCGGTGGCGGCGATAACAAGGCTTAACCATGACAGCAGATCAAATTATCGAGGGCATCCTCGGAAAGGAAGGGGGTTATGTCGATCACCCCTCAGATAAAGGCGGGCCGACCCGCTGGGGCATCACGCAAACCACAGCTCGCGCACATGGCTACACCGGTGATATGCGAAACCTGCCCAGGGAAACAGCAAAGCAAATCCTGCTGAGCGATTACTGGACCGGCCCTCGGTTCGACCAGGTAGCAGCTCTATCTACGTTACTGGCATACGAGCTTTGCGACACTGGCGTGAACATGGGGCCATCGGTTGCAAGTAAGTTTTTCCAGCGCTGGCTCACTGCTCTGAATATGCGCGGGAAGCTTTATCCCGACCTTATCCCGGATGGCGCCATTGGTCCCCGAACCATCACCGCGCTTAAGGGATATCTTTCAGCCCGCGGGAAAGAGGGGGAACAGGTTCTGTTGCGTGCGCTGAACTGCAGCCAGGGTGCCAGATACCTCGAACTGGCGGAGGGCCGCGAAGCCAACGAGGATTTTCTCTACGGCTGGGTTAAGGATCGTGTCCTGTGAAGATGATCATTTTCGCTTTGCTCGTGCTGGTGGCTGTGCTCGTTCTGTTACTTCTGCGCAAATATACCCGGCTGGAGTTCGTAGGCCATGCCAGCCTGCTGCTGAAAACGTGGTCTGTAAAGCTGGGTGCTATCGGCGCGCTGGTTGGCATGTGGGCGCAGTCTTTCCCGGATGCTGCGCTGCACGCCTGGGCGATGCTGCCGCCGGATATCAAAAACATCCTGCCGCCAAACATCGTGGCACTGATTAGCCCGGCGCTGGTGGTGCTGGCCGTGCTATCGCAATACGTACGCCAGCCAGTATTGAAAGCTAAGGCCGACGAACTGAAGGAGCCGCAGCAATGAGCTACGAAATTATTGCTGGGCTGGTGGTCGTCATCCTGGGTGCGATCGCTGGCGCGTTCGGCATCGGCCATGCACGCGGAACAAGCAAGGCAGAAGCCAAAGCCCAGCAGCAGCATACCGAAGAGAAAGCAGCCGCCAGTATTGCTGTGGCAGAACGTAAAGCAGAAGCCACGAAAGGGGCTAGTGATGTTGAAGAGAGCGTTAAGCGTATGGGTGATGACGATGTTGACCGCGAGCTGCGTGAGCACTTCACCCGCCCCGGTAGTCGTTGATACGGCCTGCAGCTGGGTGAGGGTCATCTACCTTACCGACCACGATATCGACGTGCTGGATATGCAGACCAAGCGCGATATGCTGGCTCACAACAAAGCAGTGCGGGCCAACTGCCCGCAGTTATTACTCAATACAACTTTGCAATAGTGGGATTTGATGTAATCGGCAAAACAGTAACACTGCGCAAATCAGGAAGTCATGGTAATGTTATTGTTTCTGAACAACGGGTAGCCAAATGGAAAAATTATATATTGTTGCGCTGGCAGGACTGATGATAGTTGGCTGCTCAAATAAAAGTGAACCCAGTGTTCCTGACGGTGTACATGAATACACTCTGAGTATAAAAAAAGCTGTGCAGCAGAATTATTTCGGTTCGATAAATTACCATGAACAGGGTTGTATACTTAAAGTCACACAACCTCCTGGTGAGCAGGTTCAACATGTGGAAGTTGTGTCAGGTGATAACTTTATGTGTCAACGCTCTGTTGAGGCAATTAATGACACTGTGGCCGCCGGTCAGTTTCCTGCGAAGCCAATGAACCTACCAACTGTGATTCTTCTTGACTTCAGGCCTTAATTCAGAAGCGAATTAACACTTCGTGTCGCAATACTCTATTTCCATCACAAAAGTCACTTTAGGGTGGCTTTTTTAATGGCATTACAGAAGTCACTTGGTTAGTGACTTCGATAATGCTCCCCACATCGCACAGAGGTAAGACATGTCAGAAATCACCGCATCCGAGCAAATCCGCCTGGATATCATCAAGAAAGTTAACTACGACACCGCAGCGGCCAAGCTGGCCATTGACTGGGTAGGCGACAGCTATCTGAAGTCTGAGCTATTCGCAGACTCTTTCGATCGTGTTTTCACGGAAAGCGAGATTGTCTCGAAGACCCGTAAGGCCATCCAGGAAGCGACCGAAGCGCTGGCGCTGTTTGATACCGGTGCAGAACAGGCCAGTTAAGGCATTAATGCAGGCATCCTAAGAGTGCCGGTGATAATGTCAAATTGTGGTGAATGCGTAGGCTGATGCGCAGAAATTGGCTTAGGTAGATGTACTTAGCATAGCTACCCATATCGCCGTAACACTCAGCGATATCGAGATTGTGGATAGGCTAATAATTTATTATTAAACAATATATTAGGTTTGTTCTGGAACTGTAATTATAATAAAACACACTTCTGTTTACTATTTACAAGAGATTTTGGCTTATTAATTTGTATTTTAATTGCAACCTATTGTTTTTAAATGTTATTTTTTTGTTTTTTTTGCTCAATCAAACAGTTTTCTGGGTGACAGAAGATGATTAAAAGATTAAATCTACAGTCAACCATTGACAAAACGATTTTTTGTTTTTTTTTATACAAAAAGTGCTATCGCTGTCACGGTTATCCACAGAGTTATACCTAAACCTTGTTTTGGTGATTAGCTTAAAGGTAAGATTCTCGTCACGCGAGAAGCTCTTCAGGCAAATCGATTTGGGAAGGCGGATATCCCTTGAACTCACAAGAAGACTCTCAATCTTACACCGAGTGGACTGGATATCATGGAACGAGTCTTAGTTCTGCAGAAGAGATTGTGGTTAGCAACTACAGAATTAGTAAAGAAGATAACGATTGGTTAGGCAGCGGCGCATACTTTTTCATCGATGGATTTACAGATCCTATCGCTAATGCAGAACAATGGGCTCGGTTCCGTTCTTGGGATGGAAGAGCACGTAAGCGCAAATACCATAGTTATGCTGTGCTAAAATCATTGATACGAACTGAGACTCACCTTGATCTGGATGAGATTGAAGATTTGAAGATTTTCAACACGATCAGGGACAGTCTGGCACAACGGATGAAACAAGAAGGTTATCGAGATGCTACAGCTTTACAAAATGATTGCTTTGTAGCGAATTTTGCTCTTGAGAACCTTAACCTTGACGCGTTGGTACGAAGAGAAGCTATCACTTCTGGGCGTGGTCAATTGCGAGCTCGGATACCAAATTGCAGAATCATGTGTCTGAAGGAACCGACACGATGTGCCATACAGCATGATATTGTCACTAAGGGGTCAATATGAATAAAAAAGCGTGGTTAGAAGCAGCTTTAGCTCTAATCGATACGATGCCACGTGAGGAGTTTTTGTCTGCGCTTGAGAAATGTGGTGTGATGGACAAATCCTCAGAAACGGCAGAAATTGCACAAGAGCTAACCTACTACATGGAAGGTAGTGTTGACGAAAACACTGTGCGAGACGAAGGTCAGGTCTGGCGATGTGAAGTTTTCAGAATGGATGATGAGCTCTTGAGCTTTTTCCCAAAAAATACTAACTCAGCGCCTCAAGGGGCGCTGTCTCATTTAGTGGCGGCGTAAGTCATGCATCTCCAGCTGAAAGATAACAATGTAGATGAGCTCTTCATTACTAAAACTCAAGAAGAAAATGAGCTTGTCAATCGCATAAATTTCACGTATTCCAGTCACTTAGTACCCGAAAGCGATGCAGAATTTTGTGTTAAGTTTGATTTTTTATTGACCTCAGAGAGAGGTTTTAAATTTAAGCTTGTTCATGATTTCATCTTCGAATCCGATGAGCCTTTGGATGAACATTTTTGGAAAGGCAGTTTCCATAAGGTTAATGCTCCAGCAATCGCTTATCCATATCTTCGCGCTTTCGTTAGTACGGTACTTTTGAACGCAGGACTTGAGTCAGTTAACCTCCCATCTATTAACTTTGTTGAAATGGCGAAGAAAATGGATGAACAAGAAACTGAATGATGTTGGTTTGAGTTAATCTCCTCCATTCGACTTCAGCAGGACCAAGACCGCCATTATGGGCGGTTTTTTTATACTTCGATAACTACTAATCGACAAATCATCTCTTAATGGACTGGTAATGCTTCATCCTCGATAGAGGGTATACAGCACCAAACGTTACACATACAGATAATGCGCGCTGATGAAACCCAGATAATGCCTGTAACAATCATGCAAGTGATATCCATTATCATTTAAGGGTCCTCCCGTTGGGGTGACCTACCACGGGGCGGCGGACTCGCGGAAAACGGCTAGTTTTCATTTTTCATAGTCATCATCATCATGTGCACAGGTTATTGATTTTCCAGATGTCGGATTTTCAATGATGTCGAATCGTATAAAAAGTGTTCACCATCATGGACCAGGAAATCGCTACTTTAAAACTCAATATCAACCAGCTTGCCGGGATTACTGGCGTACACCGCCAGACCGTCGCTACCAGGCTAAAAAATGTCAGTCCCGCCCAGGGAAGCAACAGTAAACTTAAGTTGTATCTTGTCACCGATATTCTGACAGAATTAATGATCCCGACGGTTTACTCATCGAATCTTGAAGAGATGACACCCCCTGATCGCCTCGCTCACTGGAAAGCAGAAAATGAGCGGTTGAAATTTGAAGTAGATACCAAGCAACTTATCCCCGCCGAAGACGTCGCACGTGAATTTTCAATGATGGCGAAAGCCGTCGTCATGGTACTTGAAACACTTCCGGACATTCTTGAGCGCGACTGTGCACTTACGCCGGTTGCGGTATCACGCGTGCAAAGCGTGATTGATGACCTGCGCGATCAGGTTGCCCAAAAAGTAATGGACGCTGAACCAGAGGAGGATGAGCCAGAGGAGGACTGATGACACAACGGGCATCTGCCAAGGGGATACGCCGCGATGTCTCCGGTATTCTTCGTGCCCCACGTCGTATGCAGGTGGCCGATGCGGTCAGCTCATATATGCGTGTGCCGATGGGGGCGGGTAACTCCGTACCATGGGACCCCAATCTGGCCCCTTATATTATTGAGCCGATGAATTGTCTGGCATCCCGTGAATATGATGCGGTGGTGTTTGTCGGACCGGCCCGAACCGGGAAAACGATTGGCCTGATTGATGGCTGGATTGTCTACAACATCGTTTGTGATCCCGCTGACATGCTGGTTATTCAGGTCTCCGAAGAGAAAGCGCGTGAACATTCCAAGAAACGCCTCGATCGCACATTCCGGTGTAGTCCGGAAGTAAAATCGCGACTCAGTCCGCGTCGTAACGACAATAACGTTCACGACCGCACCTTCCGGGCCGGTAACTATCTCAAACTGGGCTGGCCGTCAGTCAACATTATGTCGTCGTCAGACTATAAAAGCGTGGCGTTGACTGACTATGACCGCTTTCCTGAAGATATCGACGGAGAAGGTGATGCATTTTCCCTGGGTTCGAAACGTACCACTACGTTTATGTCCAGCGGCATGACTCTGGTTGAGAGTTCACCTGGCCGAGATATTCGTGACACGAAATGGCGACCAAACACCGCACATGAGGCACCGCCGACTACCGGCATATTATCGTTGTTTAATCGTGGTGACCGCCGCCGCCTTTACTGGCCGTGTCCGCATTGCGGAGAATATTTTCAGCCGGAGGTAGCCAATATGACGGGCTACCGGGATTCCCTTGATCCCGTTGTGGCAAGTGAGTCTGCATATCTCCAGTGCCCGGCTTGCAAAGGCAGGATCACCGCAGATATGAAACGTGAACTGAATATCCGCCATGTCTGGTTACGCGATGGAGAAAAAATAGACCGTGATGGCAACAGATTTGGGGAGCCGCGGCGATCACGCATCGCTTCATTCTGGATGGAGGGGCCTGCGGCTGCATATCAGACATGGTCGCAGATGATATACAAATTCCTGACTGCTGAGCAGGAATATGAGTCCACCCAGAGTGAAGAGACGCTGAAAACGGTAGTTAATACCGACTTTGGTCGGCCTTATCTACCCCGAGCCAGTCTCGAACAACGTAAGAGTGAGCTGCTCGAACGACGCGCTGAAGACGTGCCGAAGCGATCTGTACCAGATGGTGTGCTCTTTATGACTGCAACCGTTGATGTGCAGGGCGGTAAATCCCGTCGTTTCGTGGTTCAGGTGACTGGCTACGGTGAGCAGGGTGAGAGATGGCTGGTCGATCGCTACAACATACGCCAGTCTCTGCGGGCAAATGAGCACGGTGAATGTTACTCCATCGATCCGGCAAGTTACCCGGAAGACTGGGATTTACTTTTGTCTGACGTGTTCGAAAAGTCATGGCCCTTAGCGAGTAACCCTTCAAAACGCATGCGGCTCATGGCGATGGCTGTCGATTCCGGCGGTGAGGATGGTGTCACCGATAACGCCTATAAGTTCTGGCGTAAGTGCCGCCGGGATGGGCTTGGTAAAAAGATTTTCCTCTTCAAGGGCGACAGTGTCCGACGCTCAAAACTAATTACCCGAACATTTCCTGATAACACTGACAGATCAACTCGCAGGGCAAAAGCCGCTGGCGATGTGCCGCTTTACCTTCTTCAGACTGATGCGCTGAAAGATCAGGTGAATAACGCCTTGTGGCGAGAATCACCCGGCCCGAACTATGTGCATTTCCCTAAATGGCTCGGCAGCTGGTTTTACGATGAGCTGACCTATGAGGAACGTTCACCCGATGGAAAATGGAGCAAACCGGGCCGAGGTCCGAATGAAGCTTTCGATCTACTCGTTTATGCCGATGCGCTGGCCATATTGCACGGATACGAAAAGATCAAATGGCCGGATGCGCCTGAATGGGCGAGGCGGACAACGTGGATTGAAGAAAGCACGCCGGAAACTGGCGAAGCGTCACCCACGTTATCAGCAAAAACGACCCATAGCAGAAAAAAACGGAAGGCAAATAAGCCGGATGTCGAAAACAACCCGTGGACTACATCATCAGGAGGCTGGGTGTGAAACAAACCGATATTGAATCCATTATCCAGCGTTATACCGATGCGGAAATAGCTGTGCTGGATGGAAAGTCTATAACATTCAACGGGCAGCAGATGACGCTGGAGAACCTGTCTGAAATCCGCAAGGGGCGTCAGGAATGGGAGCGTCGTCTTGCTTCCCTGCTGGCTCAGCGTAACGGGCGACCCGGTTATAAGCTCGCGAGGTTTCCATGAGCCTGTTAGATGATGCGATTGGTGTCTTTTCCCCTGGTTGGAAAGCTGCGAGGTTACGTTCGAGAGCAATGATACAGGCATATGAAGCTGTTAAGCCTACTCGTACGCATAAGGCCCGCCGGGAAAATCGTTCCGCTAACCAGCTTAGTCAGATGGGAGCTGTTTCACTTCGAGAACAGGCTCGCTGGTTGGACAATAACCACGATCTGGTTATTGGTGTATTCGATAAGCTCGAGGAAAGGGTAGTTGGAGCTAAAGGAATTATTGTTGAGCCACACCCGGTACTAAAAAACGGAAATATCGCAAAAAAACTGGCAGAACAAATCAGAACGAAGTGGGCCGAATGGTCAGTCAGCCCTGAGGTTACGGGACAGTTTACCCGCCCGATGCTTGAGAGATTGATGCTCAGGAGTTGGCTCAGGGACGGGGAAATTTTCGCTCAGATGGTGAGTGGCTCAGCGCAGGGACTTGATCCAGTGGCTGGCGTACCTTTCTGGCTTGAAGCGCTAGAGGCTGATTTTGTGCCGATGACCAACAATGAGTCACAGCAACTTTGTCAGGGGGTTTATGTCGATAATTGGGGACGCCCGAAAAAGTACCTGGTTTATAAAAGTCTGCCTGTTACCGGCCGTCAATTCGATACGAAAGATATTGATGCCGGGAATATGCTTCATCTCAAATTTACCCGTCGCCTTCATCAAACCAGGGGGACGTCTCTCCTTTCTGGTGTTCTCATGCGCCTCAGTGCCCTGAAAGAATACGAGGATGCGGAGTTAACGGCCGCACGCATAGCCGCCGCCCTGGGGATGTACATAAAAAAAGGGGACGGGCAAAGTTTTACGGATGAGAACAGCAAAGATAATCGTGATGTAATGATTGAGCCAGGCATTATCTATGATGATCTCCTTCCCGGTGAAGACATCGGGATGATCAAATCTGACAGACCAAACCCTAACCTTGAAACATTCAGAAATGGGCAATTGCGCGCCGTTGCTGCTGGTGCTCGTCTCAGCTTCTCCAGTACAGCCAGAAACTACGATGGAACGTACAGCGCTCAGCGCCAGGAATTGGTTGAATCAACAGACGGTTATCTGATCCTCCAGGACTGGTTCATCGGAGCAATTACCCGGCCAATGTACCGAAACTGGTTAAAAATGGCGGTGGCTTCTGGCGAAATTCAGCTACCACGTGGGCTGGATATGGCGTCGCTTTACACCGCGGTTTATTCCGGTCCGGTCATGCCATGGATCGACCCAGTTAAAGAGGCTAATGCCTGGAAAGCGCAAATCCGAGGTGGTGCTGCGACAGAATCTGACTGGGTGCGAGCTAGCGGACGCAATCCGGATGATGTGAAACGTCGTCGCAAGGCTGAAGTTGATGATAACCGCGAACTGGGACTGGTGTATGACACCGATCCTGCAAATGATAAAGGAGGCACCAGTGCCGAAGTCAAAGAACCGGACGCCCCGTCGTCCGAAAGCCAGCGCAAGAAGTAATTCGTGGTTTCGTATGCAGGCCAGCGCCGACAATCAGGTAGAAATTTATATCTACGACGAGATCGGCTACTGGGGCGTGACTGCCCGGCAGTTTGTTAACGACCTTAAAGCGCTTGGTGATGTGACCCATATTAATCTTCATATCAATTCGCCTGGTGGCGATGTCTTTGACGGCATCGCCATTTTTAATGCTCTTAAACATCATGGTGCGTCAATTACCGTTCATATCGACGGTCTGGCCGCGTCTATGGCCTCGGTCATTGCTATGGTAGGTAATCCGGTCATCATGCCTGAAAACACCATGATGATGATCCATAAGCCCTGGGGCTTTGCTGGTGGTGATGCCAACGATATGCGTGACTACGCAGAGCTTCTGGACAAGGTTGAGTCTGTTCTGATCCCTGCTTATGCAGAGAAAACGGGTAAGAGCGCCGATGAAATAGCGGCGATGCTGGAAGATGAAACATGGATGGACGGCAAAGAATGCGTCGCTATGGGTTTTGCCGACCAGGTCACCCCCTCTCTTCAGGCTATGGCCTGTATCCAGTCTAAACGTATTGAGGACTTCGAAAAGATGCCAAAAAATATTCGCAACATGTTAACGCCGCCGCGAGCTACCACGCAACGCGATCCCCAGCAACCACAAATGCAGCAGCCGGTGGTGAGCCAACCTCCCGTAATTGACGAAAACACCATTCGTGCTCAGGTAATCGCTGAGCAAAAGGATCGCGTTAATGGTATTAACAACCTCTTTGCGATGTTTGGTGGTAAACACGCCGAACTGCAGGCGCAGTGTGTAGCAGATATGGATTGCTCTGTCGATCAGGCTAAAGACAAACTGCTGGCGCTGCTGGGTAAAGATGCTTCACCATCGGCGAAAACCACGCCAGCGCATATTCATGCAGGTAACGGTAATTTTGTCGCCGATGGTATTCGCCAGGCATTGATGGCGCGTGCCGGATTTGAAGATCAGGAACGTGACAATGTCTACAACGGCATGACCCTGCGTGAATATGCCCGCATGGCCCTGACTGAGCGGGGAATTGGCGTATCCAGCTATAACCCGATGCAGATGGTAGGGCTGGCGCTGACGCACAGCACCTCTGATTTTGGCAACATCCTTCTTGATGTCGCCAACAAATCGATTTTGCAGGGCTGGGACGAAGCTGCAGAAACCTTTGAACAGTGGACAAAGAAAGGCCAGTTGTCGGACTTTAAGACAGCGCATCGTGTGGGGATGGGCGGATTCCCGTCTCTGCGGCAGGTTCGCGAAGGCGCTGAATATAAGTATGTGACTACCGGCGATAAAGGTGAAACCATCGCGCTAGCCACCTACGGAGAAATTTTTTCCATCACTCGCCAGGCAATCATCAACGATGATCTGAACCAGCTCACAGATGTACCGATGAAAATGGGCCGTGCCGCTAAGGCGACTATCGGTGACCTTGTTTACGCCATTCTGACCAAAAACCCAAAACTCTCAGATGGTAAGGCGTTATTCCACGCAGACCACAAGAACCTTTCCACCGGTGCTATTTCCGTCAGCAGCCTGGACGATGCACGTAAACTGATGCGCCTGCAGAAAGAGGGAGAACGATCTCTGAACATCCGCCCGGCATTTATGCTGGTGCCGGTCGCGCTGGAGACACTGGCTAACCAGACGATTAAATCAGCGAGCGTAAAAGGGGCGGATATTAACGCCGGGATTATTAACCCGATCCAGAATTTTGCAGATGTGATTGCAGAGGCCCGCCTTGACGAAGCTGACGCAAAAGCCTGGTATCTGATGGCGGCAAAAGGGACGGACACCATCGAAGTTGCGTATCTGAATGGTGTTGATACTCCTTACATTGATCAACAGGAAGGGTTTACCACTGACGGTATCGCTACAAAAGTTCGTATCGATGCTGGTGTGGCGCCGCTTGATTACCGCGGCCTGGTGAAATCCAGCGGCCAGTAATCATTACAGTTCTGAAAACGACGCCCGGAAGGGCTTTTTTTATACCTGAAATCAGCCCTGCGGGGCTGACAGGAGACGTTATGGCTAAAAATTATGTGCAAGACGGCAAAACCATCCCCGTGAAAAATTCTGGTACCGAGGAAATTCTCAGTGGTACACCCGTTTCTTTAGGCGGAATGATTGCGGTTGCAATTACCGATATTCAGGCGGGTGATGTAGGCGACGGATTCGCTGAAGGTGTCTTTCTTTTACCTAAGCTGCCAGCTGATGCCGTGACCGCCGGGGAAAAGGTATATCTCAAAGCTGGAAATGTTCAGCTGGATGACACCGATGCGGTGTTAGCCGGGACTGCCTGGGAGGATGCTGCGGCAGGCGTTACCGTCCTGGAAGTCAAAATCAATGGCTAATGCCTTTGACAATATGGCTGGCAGAATGGATGAACTGACGGCGAAAAGGCTGGGCAGAACGGTGACTATTAATGGCGATGAGCATATTGCTGTTGAAAGTCACCTGCTGCCTGAGCTGGGGCCGGTCGCTGGGGATGGGATTAACCTGGTTATCTTCAGCGCAGGCTATCAGTCGGCGCGGGGAGATGAGGTTATTTATAAAAGTCAGGTTTACACCGTTACCCGATGGCTCCTCTTTAATGGTAAGCCGCAAATCTGGATTGAGGAGGTCACAGGTGACGATTAAAGGGCTGGAAGAGCTCAGGCAGAACCTGAGCAATATCAGAAAAAATGCCATTCCTCGGGCGACATCCCAGTCCATTAACCGGGTGGCTGGAAGGGCAATCAGCCGCAGCTCTACGCGAGTGGCGAAAGAGACTAAGGTTAAGCGAAAACTGGTCATGCAGCGCGCCAAACTTAAACGGGCAAGCCCTAAAAAACCAATGGCTACCATCCGGGTAAATCGCGGCAACCTCCCGGCGATAAAGCTGGGGCCAGTACGAGTTCAACTTTCACGACGAAAGCGCGACAACGGTAGTTCTGGAAGCGTTCTGAAGATTGGGAATTTCAGCTTCCCTGGTGCTTTTGTGCAACAGCTTAATAATGGTCGCTGGCATGTTCTTCGGCGAACCAGTAAATCTCGTTACCCGGTAGAAGTGGTGAAAGTACCTCTGGCCACCCCCCTGACTGCTGCATTCAAAGAAGAACTTCCCAAACTGATGGCATCTGATATGCCAAAAGAAATGATGGCTGCGATCAAAAATCAGATAAGGCTGGTGACAAAATGATTCACCCGCAAGTACGAAAAGCTGTTCTGGATAAACTGAAGTCAATCAACTCCGGAAAAATATTCTGGTATGACGGTCGGCCTGCTTTCCTGGCTCCAGAAGAGTTACCCGCGGTCGCTGTATATCTTACTGATGCAAAGGCGACGGGCGGCAGTATTGATGAGGAAGAGTGGGAGGCTGTCCTTCACATTGAAGTATTCCTTAAAGCAACTGCTACCGATAGCGAGCTGGATAAATGGATGGAAACCCGCATCTATCCGGCCATGGCTGACGTTCCTGAGCTTGCCAGTATCGTTGAAACCATCAGCGTTGCCGGGTACGACTACCAACGTGACGATGAAGCCACTACATGGGGATCCGCCGATCTCCAATATTCCCTGACTTATATTATGTGAGGACTATATGCCAACTCCAACACCTACCACGCCGACGAAAGGTGCCGGGACAACTTTTTGGATTTATACCGGAACTGGTGATCCCTACGATGATCCTTTAAGTGATGTCGGCTGGACACGAACGGCAAAGGTTAAGGAATTAACACCTGGGGAACTGACTGCAGAGTCATATGATGATTCCTATATTGATGATGATGCGCCTGACTGGGATGCAACAGCTCAGGGTGTTAAGTCAGCCGGTCAAACCAGCGTAACACTTGCCTGGAAACCTGGTGAATCTGGCCAGAAGGATCTGGTTGACTGGTTTATGAGTGGTGATGAAAAATCTTACAAAATTAAATATCCAAATGGGGCAGTTGATGTTTTCACCGGCTGGGTAAGTAGTTTGGGTAAGACTATTTCACGAAACGAAGTTATTACCCGTAGTGCACAAATCACCAATAAAGGTAAACCTTCTCTGGCTGAAGATAACGCTTCGACTAACCCTTAATATATTCGTCAGCGGTGCTAAGGCACCGCGAAAGGTAATGAAATGACTTATCTTAAAAAAGACACGTTAAATCCCGATGGTGAGAGTATTTTACTGTTTGAGTTATCGGCTTACAGTAGAATGCAATATATTGAATTTATGGTTGAAGAGCGGAAGTCATTACCATCAGAGGAAAGCACACCTGAAGAAAACTTTAAATTGGCCACCTTGTTGACTATGCGTGATCAGGCCATGCTCGTTGCATTATCCTTGAGCGAGGCGGATGAAGAGCAACGTGAAGGGAAAGATATTTTCCCTGAAATTATACGAAAATATCCACCAGGGTTATTGGGCAGCGCTGCATTACTTGTGCGTATGCTTTCAGGGATGATCCCACCAGTTAATAATGACCCTGAGAAAACTGAAGAAGAGGAAGAGCCAGATTTGGAAAAGTCCTGACCCGCTCACGTCGCTTTGCTATGCGATTAGCCAGGGAGTTTGGACGGCCAGACTGGCGCGCAATGCTTTCGGAAATGTCTTCCTCTGAATGGTTCGAATGGATTGAGTATTACCAGGATAATTGTTTTAGCGACGACCTCCTGGACTCTCATTTTGCCAATCTTAGTTATCTTGCTGTCAGTCTCTTCACCGATCCCGATAAACACGGAATTACCTCCCTTGATTTTAGTTTGTTATCAAAACGTGAGGGAGAAAGTGAGTTGGATTCAGACGAGCAACTTATGTCGATAGCCGAAAGCATTCCTGGAGGAGTTCGCTATGTCCCAGCCAGTGGGTGATCTGGTCGTTAAAATTGACGGCGATAGCGCAAAATTTGATGAGGAAGTTGCTCATCTGAATAAGCAGCTGAGCGGGTTAGGTAGAGCCGCGAACGACAGTACATCCCAGGTCACCGCAGCTTTCACGCGGCAGGAACGTGCTGCAAAACGTGCCGGTATTTCAATCGGCCAATACAATAATGCAATGCGCATGTTGCCTGCGCAGCTTACTGATGTCGCAACTCAGTTAGCTGGTGGGCAGAGCCCATGGCTAATTTTGCTACAGCAAGGCGGTCAGGTTAAAGACTCATTTGGCGGCCTGATCCCAACATTTCGAGGATTACTTGGAGCTGTAAGTCCGTTGGCCGTTGGGGTTGCAGCTTTGACCGCCGCAGGTGCCGGAATTGGATATATCTTCTATCAGGGAACGTCAACCCTTTCCGATTTTAATAAGACGTTGACGCTATCAGGTAACACGGCTGGTCTGACTACCGACAGAATGCTGGCATTGGCAAAATCGGGACAGCAAGCAGGACTCACCTTTGATCAAACCACTGATTCTCTGACTGCATTAATTAATGCTGGCGTGGGGGCGGGTGCGCGTTTTGATGAACTAAGCCAGTCAGTTGCAAAATTTTCTACGGCATCTGGTATCCCCATTGAAAAGGTTGCGGAAGCGTTCGGGAAACTGACCAATGACCCGACGTCCGGCCTGATTGCGATGGCGCAACAATTTCATAATGTGACAGCCGAGCAGATTGATTACGTTGCTCAGTTACAACGTTCAGGAGATGAAGCCGCTGCACTTCAGGCGGCTAATGATGCAGCGACGAAGGGATTTAACATCCAGACTCAGAGCCTGATCGATAACATGGGGACGATTGAGCGGTCTGCTGATTCGTTGAAACGCGCGTTTAAATCCATGTGGGATGCTGCTTTGGATTTGGGGCGGCCTGACACCGCAGGGGAGATGGTAAGCAAGGCGCAATCAGCTTTTAAGCAGGCTGATGACATCTGGAACCTCAGGAAAAATGATCGCTATGTAAACGATGAAGCCAGAGCCCGTTTCTGGAATGACAGGGAGTCGGCCCGACTGGCTCTTGATATGGCGCAGCAGCAAGCAGGTATTGCCAAAGCCAGCGCAGCAGCGGCCGAAAAGGAAGCGGAGGCAGAATCTGAAAAACAGAAATATGCCGCTCAAGCACAAGCCAATTATGCTAAATCGCAGACTGCGCTTGAAAAGTATACCGCCAGGCAGAATGAATTAAATAAAGCTCTGAAAGAAGGGCATATCCTACAGGCTGATTACGCCATCAATATGGCCGCAGCAAAGAAAGAATATGAGGCCACCTTAAAAAAAACGCCGAAACCAAAAGGCGTTAAAGTTTCTGCTGGTGATCGTTCTTCTGATCAGACTGATGCCGAAACCCTGCAGTTGATGACCCAGTTAAAGTTGCTGCAACAGCATACGGGGCTTAACGATACCATCAGTCAGCAACGTAAAAATTTGTGGTCTTTACAGTCAAAATTCACGGTTATCGAAGAGGCATCGAAAACACGCGCGCTGAGCAAAGATGAACAATCTTTACTCGCCAGCAAGGATAAGGTTCTGGCGCAGGCTGAGGTTAATGCGAAACTTGGCGATCAGATCGTTGCTCAGGAACGCCTGAATAAGCTTCAGGATAACTCGTTAAAATATGTTACTCAGATGCAGGAAAAGACTGCTGCACTGACAGATAGTGCTGGGTTAAGTGGCAGGGATGCACAGCGAAATAATGAGAGGGCGCAATTAAGGCAGGGCTGGAAAAACCAAGGTGGAAGCCTGGAAGATGAAGGGTATCAGAAAGAGCTTTCCGCCCTTGAGGGCTATTACGCTGCACAGGATGAAATGCGTAATAACTGGTTGGCCGGCGTTCAGTCGTCATGGGAAAACTATGCTGACATGGCCGCCAACTATAACCAGATTGCTGCGGATACGACCAATACTGCGCTCAGCGGAGTAACAAGCAATCTCCAGCAGGGGTTATATGACCTTGCGACTCAGTCTGAAGATGCTGGCGATGCCCTGAGTAACATGGTTGAAGGCTTTGGCAAGACAGTCATTCAGACTCTGGCCCAGCTTGCAGCCCAGTGGTTGGTATACCAGGGTGTACAGTTGCTTGTCGGGAAAACCACGCAAGCTTCGGCTATCGCCCCAATGGTTTCTAATGCGCAGGCTACGGCATTGCAGGCTCAACTGGCAGCATATGCATCCACTGCGGCTATTCCAATCGTGGGCCCGGCTATGGCTCCCGCGGCTTTGACTGCAGCTATTGGTGTCACAGAGCCTCTTGTTGCTGCGATCTCAGGATTAGCCCTTTCTGGCATGGCGCACGATGGTATCGATAAAATACCGGAAACGGGTACCTGGCTTTTGAAAAAAGGGGAGCGTGTAACAACGGCAGGAACATCAGCAAAACTGGATGCCACTCTGGAACAGGTGCGGCAACAGCGTTCCCTTGCCGGAAACCCGCTGCATGTTGAGTTCAATAACACCTACACCGGGAAACCGGACGATGCAATGGTCCAAATGTTGGATCAGCGGCAGCGTGCATCTGAAAAAAGGCTTAAGCAATATTTTACTTCCCAGGTTATTAATCCAACTGAGAATTATGGTCGATCACTTAAATCAGTTTATCCGGGGAGGCGTAAGAAATAATGACCGATATTTATTATCCTCATGATTGTATCCCCGGCCCCACGTACGATAATTATGGATTTGAACCGACTGATCCTATGATTCGAACCGATAGGGTGGGGGGGCTTGCCAGGCAGCGTAGAAAATATACATCAGTGCCGACTGATAATACGGTTGTCTGGCAGTTTAAAACTGACGCGCAAGCACAGGCATTTGAAGCATGGTACAGGGATGTATTAACCGATGGTGTTGCATGGTTTTACATGAAATGCAAAACACCTGTTGGCCTTAAATTTTTTAAATGCCGATTTGTAGGTATTTATAAGGGGCCTACCTTTATTAAACCCGGTCTTTGGCGTTATTCAGCAACTGTTGAGTTAAGAGAGCGTCCACTCGCTCCAGTTGGCTGGGGGAAATATCCGGAGTGGATTGTCGGGAGTTCTTTACTCGATATAGCTCTGAACAGGGAGTGGCCTAAACATGACAGCGATTAACCGCCTTTATGCGTCCTCCGGGTCGGAGGTCATCATTGGTACGTTGCAGATCGATATTGGCGGTCAGACGCATTATTTGTGTGAGGGGTATGAGGACATTACGGCGGTTACCGAGGGGGGCGAAACAGTAACGTTTATTGCCTGTGCCATTGTCCTTTCCCTTCCTGCCAGAAACGAAGACGGGACGCAGGACCTGAAGTTTATGCTGTGCAACATCGACGGCGTTGTATCCACGGCTATTCGCAAGGTCATTGATGCCATATCCACTGCCAGCATCACATTCAGGAAATACATTTCCACTGACCTTACCGCGCCAGCGGAGCCGCCTTACGTCATGCCGGTTAAAGGAGGCTCCTGGACGCCACTTACTGTAAACGTCACCGCCGGATTTAAAAATATGCTCGATTATGCCTGGCCACGTGACAGATACACGTTGACGTACTTCCAGGGTCTCCGTTACTCCCGATAGGTTCCTTATGCTCAACATTGACAAATACCTGACTGTCCGCTGGCAGATGGGCGGCCGCACTTTTCCTGTTCTCGACTGCTACGGCATTGTACATGAGGTCCGCCGGGACCTGGGGCTGCCTGAATGGCCCGCGTTTGAGGCTGTGATTAAAGAGCGTGGAAGCTCCGAAATGGGGGAAGTCTGCGAGAGTTTTTCGCGTGACCTGACTCCCTGCAAGCCGTGCAACGGTGCGGTTGCCGCCTGCTATATGGGAAATATGATCGGCCACCTTGGTGTTGTCGTCGAAATGGAGGGAGCGCTTTACGTTATTGAATGTAATCCCCGGCGCAACGTAACCATTCTTCCCCTGGCGCGTTTTGAACGCCAGTTTCTGAAAGTGGAGTATTACCAGTGACAATCCGCCTTTACCCGTCGCGTTTGCCTGGCGAACCGCTGGAGACGCATGAACACCGGGATACGACCATACATGACTGGATGCTCCAGCATGTCGATAACTACCGTAACGATATGGTGCAGCGTGTTACGTTTGAGGTGAATGGTAAGCCAGTCCCACCGGCAGAATGGCCTTTATGCTTTATCAGTGCTGAGAGCGATGTAAAAGTTTACCCGATCCCTGGTGAGGGAGTGACGGCAACTGCTATCGCTGCCTGGGCAGCGGCGGCCATCGCTGCAGCCTCGGCTGTGTATGTGCTGATCACCATGTCGAACATGGATAAAGGCGGCTATTCATCCTCCAGTGGTCTGGGGCTGGATTTAAACCCAGCCAAAGCGAACCAGGCGAAACTTGGCGACCCAATCCGCGAAGTGTTTGGGCGTTGCCGTATCTATCCAGATTATGTCGTACAGCCAGTGACGCGCTTTAATCCTGATGATCCAACGCTAATGACTGTCGAAATGATGGTTTGCCTTGGAAAGGGGAATTTCGCGTTTACAAATGGTGATATCCGTGTGGGTTCAACACCTATTTCAGCATTAGGGGACTCGTTCAGTTACAACGTTTATTCACCAGGAGCAGATGTTTCAGGAGATCGGCGAAGTGAAAACTGGTTCAACTCGACAGAGGTAGGTGGTACTTCCAGCGGGAGTGGGCTTGATATGGCCCAGACCTCGCCAGATTCGACAGATATCAACGCCGACAGTATGACCGTTTCTGGCGCATCCGTGACGTTTAACGGGCTGGATGATGGCAACGATGATGACGATGAAGGCAATGCGTTGCCTGAGTCGTGGGTTGAGGGGGCCATTGTTACGATCGTCGCCCCGATGAATTTTCTGGTTTCAACCTCGTCGGGATATAGCGTTCTCGCCAGTAACTCTCTGGGTGAAATTAATCCCTATCCGGGTATGCCGGTTACCCTGGAAATTAACGGCACTGAATACGAACTGGTTATTGCAGCTTATACGGCAAAACAGGACGCGATACCCGGGGTGGGTGGAAATGCGGCCAGCCTGAAAGCAAATGCCTCCCCATCAACATATGATTACTCCGGTACCGGCCAGACTTTTACGATCACCTGGCAGGGACATGAGTACACTATTTCCCTCGTTGCAGACTATGTGAATATGCCCGGCCTGCTGGCGGTGATAAACGATGGCCTGACCGGGTCAGGATTACTGGCGCAGGATAGCGGCGGTGTTGTGCTGATTGCTGAGGCATCAAGCCCCTGGCTCGGAGGAAACATTACCTCATCATCGCTACCGGTAGCCGTTTTTGGCGACAGTCCTGTATTTACCTCCGGCACCGCGTCCAGCGGAGGCAGTCCGGCAATAACTGCTAACGTTACTCTGGCGTATGGGAGTGCAACCGGAGTGGCATTTTCCGGGATACCGGAGGGAACACAACGCCTGGCGCTGGCTCACCGTGGCAACGAGTACCGCATTGCGGATGCGGACGGTACGACCGCAACGGTTCAGCGGCTGATTGATGGAGTGGTTGATCCTTCCTGGTCTGGCTTCTCACCCCGCACGATGATTGACTATCAGGCTACAGGGATCAGCGACAACAATACCTGGATGGGGCCGTTCCTTGCCTGCCCGGAATCTGAAGTGGTGGACGCTTTCGAGGTGAATTTCTCCTTTCCGTCTGGCATTTGCGGATTCGACAGCAAAGGCAAAAAACGCATCAGGCATTGTGAGTGGGAAATACAGTACCGTGTTTATGGTTCTGGCTCTGGCTGGACGAGCAGGCAGGGGGTTTACGCGCTTAAAAATATCAATGGGTTGGGTTTTACAGAGCGTTTTGATCTCTCTTCTCCTGGGCTGGTTGAGGTGCGCTGCCGCCGCCGCAATGAGCAGGGTAGCAATAACGCGCGTGACTCGATGTACTGGCAAGCGTTACGTGGTCGTTTGTTGGCTCGGCCAACATCCTATGCTGGCGTCACCCTGATGGGGGTTACGGTTGAGACGGGGGGCAAATTGGCGGCTCAGTCTGACCGGCGCGTAAACGTTGTGGCCACGCGCATTTATGACTCTGGCGTAGCCCGTAGTATCTCTGGTGCGCTTTATCATGTCGGCCGTTCTCTTGGTATGGAAATGGATACTGAGGCAATAGATGCCCTGGAGCAGACTTACTGGACCCCGAATGGCGAGTATTTCGATTTTGCCACCGGTGACAGTATTTCTGCGCTGGAAATGCTTCAGAAAATCGCTGCAGCCGGTAAGAGTTATTTTCTGCTAAATACCCAGTCTGTTGCATCAGTGGGTCGTGAAGGCGTTAAACCCTGGACCGGGGCTATCACTCCTCACGAGATGGTATCCGAGATGCAGACCGATTTCGTCACGGTGACTGACGACGATTACGATGGTGTTGACGTAACCTATATCAACGGATCGACCTGGGCAGAAGAGACGGTGCAATGCCGTCTGCCTGGCAACCCAACGCCGCTGAAAATAGAGGCATACCGGGCTGATGGGGTAGGCAATCCTGATCACGCATACCAGATTGGTATGCGCCGACTCAGAAAATACCAGCTGCAGCGCATGACGCATAAAACGACGACGGAACTGGACGCGCTCTGTTACAACGTCGGGGATCGTATTGTGCTGACCGATGATATCCCTGGCAGCAACACCGTTTCGTGTTTGATTGAGTCGATGAATACTGCTGGTGGGGTGACCACATTCGATGTGTCGGAGCCGCTGGACTGGACTTTTGCAAATCCACGCGTCTATCTGCGTTATCAGGATGGAAAAGCATCACGGCTGTTTGAAGCATCACCCACAGGCGACAACTATCAGGTATCCGTCCCGTATCAATCTGAGTTCGCCGATATCCTGCTGGATGATCCGATAATTGAGCCTCCCCGGTTAATTTTCTGTAGTTCTGAGAGCGACCTGTATCACGCCATTGTGTCCGAGATAGTGCCGCAGGACGATGGAACCTGCGAGATAACGGCCCGGCAATACCGTGCTGAATTTTATGACTACGACGACGCCACATACCCCGGCGACGTCGCGTAATACCCCATAACAACCCCTAATTAACTCTTTTCGCTCAAACCCTCGTTTGGGCGAAGCCTCTTTTTGGAGCAAAAAACATGGCCGAACTTAACCCGCCTTTGGGAACGACGACGCCTGAAATTTTCCTGGATAACGTCAAGCGCGCTGACGAGCTGGTCAACGGTCCGGCAGGTACGGTTAACGACCGCGGCGGTGAACCGCTGGATACGTGGCGCCAGATGATGGCGAAAAACGATGAGATCAGGCAGAACCTGATCCCGCTTAGTAAACAGTATGCGACGCTGGCGGCGGCACAGGCCGACATCGCTAATATTCCGGTAGGCTCTACCACGTATTACCGTAGCCCTGATGACAGCGCGCTGGCTATCGAGGTCATGAACGTGAGCGGAACGCTGCAGCCTACCGGACGCCGCATGTTATCTGCTGAACCATTCCAGGGGTTAGTTGATGCTGTTCTCTTTGCCGACCCTGCAGAGTTTTCACGCTCCGGGTATGCGTCTGCGGTAGTAGCCGAGGATATGTTCATTATTACCGCTGTCCGGTCTGATGGTTCATTTTTTATTCCTGACCTGGATATCCCCGGCATTGACCTTGACACCCTGTCTCGTATCACTGCTGAGATCACATTTATTGACCCTATTGAGTTTTTGCGATCGGGATACAGGTCAGCTGTGCTGTCAGCTGACCGCTTTATTCTGTCTGCGGTGGCGCTGGATTCAGATGTTTATATACCCGTCATTTCTGACTCGGTCGGGGTTATTGACTCGCGCGAGTTCGCCCGCAGTGGTTTTATCAACGCAGTTATTTCAGAGGACAGATTTATTATGGCAGCCAGGACTACTGAGGAAAATGCTCAGGAGGGGAGCAGGGAAATTCGCCTGCCGACAGAGTTTGAGCGTTCGGGATACCGGTATGCTGATGCGAGCGCCGATATGTTTGTTACAGACGGAGACCGGCTGTTAACTGAGGCGTGGCGGCGTGACGTGTATTACGCCAGGGTGGTGGGCGCATACAGTCAGCTGTTTAAATTTGATGCGAATGGCGCTGAAACTCAGCTGACGCATGACAATGCGAACGTGACGAACGTCCGGGATAGCGGCGATGAGGTGCAATGGCAGAGTGATGTCGATGCAGGTGTAAAAGGCGGGCTCTGGTTTACGAAGAAGTCCAGTTTCGACCCCCACCCGGTATTCCCACGAAACATCATCACGCTATGGGGGCATTCATTTCTGCAAAACCCACGACTGGCTAATAAATTATATAAATTAACTGGAATGCCGGTCTGGAATTTTGGACGCAGTAATATCACCAGCAAGGGTGCAGCTCTGCGCCAGGGCGGGCAGAGAATCGAAGTATGGCCGCTGACGGGAAAACTTCCTGCGACAACCGACACCGTACAAGTCACGCCATCATCCCCCGGCCCACTGGAGCTTGGCGCTAAAAATTATGCGCTGAACGGGCAAGGGTATTTCCGCGGGCAAAAGGTCTGGGTTAACTGGTACGCTGACAACACGCTAAAAATCACACGCTATGCCGCCGGTGCGGAAATTACGGTTCCCGCTGCTGAAACGCTGACGTGGATACCGCAGACGCAAGAAGCACTGACCGATATTGATACCGGGCAGATTATTACCCCGCAGTATTCAACCTATGACAGACACGCTGAAGGAATTAATATTTTCTGGATAGGACGAAATAACAGTGCTGGTATTGCGCAGGTCATTTCCGATTTGAAAGCGATGGTGGAAAAAGTTAAGGCATCATCTAAATATCCGCGAATCGTGGTGCTGGCTGATTTCATGGATGCCGGACAGACTAATGGCACGGCCGGTCGGGCGCAGATTTTTTCGCTGAACGCTGCGTATAAACGTGCGTACACGGAATATTATTGCGAAATAGATGGCGTAGATATCCTCCAGAACTTTATCAATCACGCCAACCCGAACTATGCAGATGATGTGGCCGACGTTGCAGCCGGAACAACACCCCGGAGTCTGCGATATGACGACCTGCATCCGTCTCAGGTTCTGCAGGAAAATGCATTACATATCGGCGCGGATGTTAACGCCGAATTTATCTATCAATATCTGACAAAAAAAGGCTGGTTA